GCAAAACGAGAGTTACCCCAATCAGATTCAAGAGCTGCTTGAGCAACACTAATAATTATAATAGATCGTGAGGGAGGGGGAAGATAACTATTTGTTAACTGCGTACATTCAATAATACCTTCTACAAATTCTTCTTGTGTAGAATAAGTAAAATCAAAGTTATTTAATGTCGTTTGACATAATAACAATAATGTTAAACATAAAGATTTCATACCTTAACTTATTTATTTTTTTTAAGATATGCAATCATTCTCCTTAATTCCGTTATACTTTCTTTAACCATACCTAAACTTAAATTATGTCGCTGACATATTAAACCTCTTGGTAAAAGTTCAGGATTGTTTCGATAATCTTTTCTTGTATATTTATGATCATGATCGATAACTAATTCTGCTAGATTACTTCTTCCTTTTTTTCTACTTGGAGCCTTGTTATATAAAACATCTTTATCACACATCACACATTTAGGTTCTTGTTTAAGCCACCAATCTGCTACACCTTTACCCCATTCACATTTAACTTTGCGATAACGAAGAGTTACTCTACCTTCAAGTGTAGACCGTAGTTGTGCTTGTTCTTTTTTTCTTGATCTATTAATAGCGGCTTTTCCTTTTGCAGTATTAACATATGTTTCCTGTCTTTTTCTTGCGTATGCCATATTATTTTGCTTCTCCCCATGAAGGACCTATCTCTGCGTCTACTTTAGAAGGTACTCTTAATTCTAATGCATGTTCCATTATCTCAATAATCTTTTTCTTTTCTTCTTCAGAAGAAAATGACATGTCTAATTCATCATGCACCTGGATCAAAGGAAGAAATCCTTCTCTATATAATTTAACCATAGCCATTTTAGTTTGATCTGCTGCTGATCCTTGGATCAATCTATTCAAGGCTTTGTATGTCCAAGCACGTTTAATTTTATTCATGCCTCCATATTCTATCTCTGCTTGTTCTTTAGGCAATGCCTTATGAACACCAAAATGATTAGGTTCCCATAAATGAAACCGACATTTTCTCCCCATAATAGTTCTAATGTATCCTTTTTCTGCTGCCCTACGCATGGTTTTATCTGTTAATTCTTTTACAAAAGGCACCGTTGAATGATATTGTTTAAAGACTGTATCTATATCATCTTTATCTAGCCCTAATTCGCTCATCAGTTTACCTTTACCCATTCCGTACATCATCCCTAGGTTAATTGTTTTAGCCTGCTTACGGTCTATATTTGCCATGTTTGCAACAGCTTGGTGGAAGTCTATATCTTGATTGGTATAACCATCTACTAAGGGAGCTACCCCTTCTAGTTCTATTCGGTCACTTATTATAGCGCCATAATGTACTAATAAACGTGGTTCTTGTTGAGAATAATCAAAGATCCCCCATTTTTCCCCTTCCTCCGGGATAAATAATTGTCTTATCTTTGGACTAATTTTGGGATTTCTTGCAGGAATCTGTTGTAAATTGGGATTTTGCATACTCAATCTCCCAGAAATAGTACCACCTTGGTCCGATCTTAATTGATTTACATCAGCATGAATGCGCCCTTTATGAGAATGTTTTAAAATAGAATCAATAAAAGTAGTATATGCCTTATTTATTTCTCTTGCCTCCACAATTTGTTTAGCAAAAGAATGAGAATGAGTAGATAAAAAGTTCTTATCAAAGCTAGGAAGACCTGTAGGTGTACGATTATAGGAGATCTTTAATTTATCAAAGGCCTTAGCAATAGATAATGGTGCTAAAATTTCTACCTCAAACCCACACTTCTTATATAAACTCTCTAATATCTTTTTCTCTTCTGCTTTAAATTCTGCTTTAACACGTTCCGCTTTTTCTATATCCACTCTCACTCCTCTTCTTTTCATGTGAAATAGAATAGGAAGAAGTTCTGTTTCTAAATTAAATACTGATGTTAATTCTTGTCTAATTAATTCTACCTTTAATGCATTCCACAATTTTAAAGTAACGGCAGCATCTTGTTCAGCATAAGGACCTACATACATAGCCGGAAGCAAATGCATCTCTGCTTTTGCATCTACACCAAAGTCTTTTGCAGCTTCATATAATCCAGCTTCTGATTTTGTTTCTCCTACATATTCTTGTGCTATTTCTTTTAAAGAATAATTTCTTTTGTTTTCATCAATCAAAGGAGCGGCAATCATTGTGTCACAAATACGGCCTTTTACTTCAAGGCCCATGGCACTTAACCACCCTACATCATAGATAGCATTGTGAAATATCTTATCGCATGGTAAATCTAATATCTTCTGTAATTGTCTTTTAAAAACTTTCTCATCAAAGTTGCCACCGCCTGGATGTGCAAGAGGAAAGTATCCTTGCCAACCCTCCACGGCCAATGCTACACCAATAACTTTTCCTTTTTTAACAGCCCATCCAGGTCCTGTTGTTTTTAAATTTGGATCATGAGTTTCTAAATCTATAGCTATCTCTGTTGCAGCCTCAAGATTAGGAATGTTTTCCGGAGGAATCCACTCACTAGGTGCTTGAAACAAAGATGGCTGTCTCACTTATCCCTTTCGTTAAGTTCTCCCGCAATAGCTGCATAGGCCGCTAAGTCTATGTAGCTATCTGTTTTATGTGCATGCATTAGTCTTGCTACTTTAACTAATGCCATACACATCGCCACATCATGTGCAGATATATCTTTGCGGAGGAAAATAGACCACAATGCAGCGATGTTCTTGTGATTAGTAAGTTTGTCACCATAGTCTTCTTGGCGGTCCTTACCTATTAATTCTTTTGCTAGTTCTAAAATGTTTTGAGAGATCATTAAAATATTTCTTGGAATTCTCGTGTGGATTCAGATTCAATAATATGTAAAGATTTTTTTGCTCTTGTTACTCCCACGTAAAACACTCGCCTCTCATCGTCTTGTTGCAAAAAATAGTTATCATCAACTTTTTTTGGTAGGTCTGTTAATAGCATAACATGGTCAGCTTCGCCACCCTTAGCTGCATGAATGGTAGATAATTTTATATTTTTAGATACATTAAAGTCTTTTTGGCGCTGTAATGCAGCATTTATATATATTTTTTGAGAGTCTGGTATAGTATCTAAAGCATAATCCCAAGGTCTATCCTTATGCACATTTAACCCATGATCCAAAATTAAAGTATCGTGATCATAATCTTTTTCTTCATCAGCACCACGAAGTTCTTTATATCCATGTGCTATATGATTATTTCCCGACATATAATAATACATATCCTTTACCATTCGAAAAGGAATACAACCTCCTTCTTGTATTCTCTTCCATCCAATAATAGCATTCAACATTTTCTCTGATACACTTGAACGATTATATCTTTCAAAAAACAATCCTCTTGTTTTAAGATCCTCGGCTATTTGATCTAATAAATAATTTGTGCGCCCTAATATCAACCAAGTTCCTTGTGTTAAATCCATTGTGTAATTTAAACGACTACGATGATAAGCAACTTTACCTTCTTCTGCTCGTGGCTGCCATTCTTTTTCTACTCTATCAGCAACTGAAGTAATTATTTTTTGAGCAATCTTATGCACCTTTTTAGGAATACGATAAGACTTATTAAGTATTTCTCTTTTGCTTTTAATTTTTTTTAATCTTCCTATATCAGCACCAGCCCAATTAAATATAGCTTGGTCATCATCACCTGCAATATAAGCACGATCAGCCTTACGAATAAGTTGCTCTACCATTTGCCATTGAATAAAACTTAAATCTTGGGCTTCATCAACAATAACTACATCTAAAGTAGGTGCATTATCCATTTTAATAAATTCTAAAATCATATCAGTAAAATCAAATAAGGTATGTTTCTTTTTATATTGAGCTATCCCTCTATCAACATAACTTAATTTTTCAAAGCCACCATCTAAATGTAAATTACTTCTCATAAATTGATTTTGTAATGAAACTCCTTGGATCTTTGCTTGATCAATTAAAGATAAATAAACATCCTTAGGACTAGAGATCCCTAATTCGTTAACAGTTTTGTTTGGATTATCTATTTTAATCTGCAGCCAATCAGAAAGTTCTTTGTAATTTAAATCACCCATCACATCCCCCGGCTTTAAATTTAAATGATGATAAGCTAAACTATGAAGTGTTCTAAAATAAGTAAAATCTTTTTTATCTAATTTAAATTTTATTATTGCTCTCGTAATAGCTTCTCGTGCAGCTTTTTGTGTAAAAGAAAAGTATCCGATCTTTCCTACAGGTGTACCATTATTAATTTCTTCTTCCACTATATTTAATAATCTTGTTGTTTTACCTGTACCAGGCGGACCAAACACAGTCACAATTTTCTCTGCGTGTCTATCGTTTAGAACCATCTTCGTCCTGAATTAACATTAAATTTAACTTGATCATTTTTAAATCATCAACTAGCATTCGCCTCGTTAATTTTAATTTTTTATTTTCTGCTTTAGTTGCAAGCCTAGTAGCTATTGCTAAAGTTTCTTTAATTAATTTTTCCATTCTATTGTCTCCGTTGTTGTTCT